GCCAACAACGCCAACTGCGCCAAAAGGGACTAATAATACTCAGATCGCAAGCACGGCTTATGTGATGGCCGCGATTGCCGCACTTGTAGACTCGTCGCCTGACGCACTGAATACGTTGAACGAGTTAGCGGCGGCGCTGGGAAACGACCCGAATTTTGCGACCACCATGACTAAAGCGCTTGCGGGTAAGCAACCGAAAGATGCCACCCTGACGGCGCTGGCCGGGCTTGCTACTGCGGCAGACAAGTTTCCGTATTTTACGGGGAATGATGTCGCCAGCCTGGCAACCCTGACAAAAGTCGGGCGGGATATTCTTGCGAAATCGACCGTTGCCGCTGTTATCGAATACCTCGGTTTACAGGAAACGGTAAACAGGGCCAGGAACGCCGTGCAAAAGAATGGCGATACCTTGTCCGGTGGGCTTACTTTTGAAAACGACTCAATCCTTGCCTGGATTCGGAATACTGACTGGGCAAAGATTGGATTTAAAAATGATGCCGACAGCGATACTGATTCATACATGTGGTTTGAAACAGGCGACAACGGCAATGAATATTTCAAATGGAGAAGCAAACAGAGTACCACAACAAAAGACCTGATGAATCTTAAATGGGATGCTTTGTCTGTTCTTGTTAAAGCCCTTTTCAGCAGTGAAGTAAAAATATCGACAGTCAATGCACTGAGGATATTTAATTCATCTTTTGGTGCCATTTTTCGCCGTTCTGAAGAATGCCTGCATATCATCCCTACACGAGAGAATGAGGGAGAAAATGGTGATATAGGGCCATTACGCCCCTTTACGATTAACCTTAGAACTGGTCGGATAAGCATGGGGCATGGTCTGGATGTTACAGGAGATATAACAACTAACTCCTGGGTGTATGCAAACAGGTTTGCTATTAATAGTGGTTCAACCTCATGGATTGATATGCGAAACCAGAATGTCATTTTTGGTAGAAACGCAGTATCAACAAGTTCTGCGCAGGCTTTGTTAAGACAAGACCATGCAGAACGCAAATTTTTTGTCGGTGGACTTGGTAACTACCAGTTTGGTTTTTACATGATTAATAATTCAAGGACAGCCAATGGCACCGATGGTCAGGCGTACATGGACAACAATGGCAACTGGCTTTGCGGTGCGCAAGTTATTCCCGGCAATTATGGTAATTTTGACTCACGTTATGTGAGAGATGTTCGCCTGGGTACGCGAGTTGTTCAATTGATGGCGCGTGGTGGTCGTTATGAAAAAGCCGGACACGCAATTACCGGATTAAGAATCATTGGTGAAGTAGATGGCGATGATGAAGCCATCTTCAGGCCAATACAAAAATACATCAATGGCACATGGTATAACGTCGCACAGGTGTAAATGATGCAGCATTTAAAAAATATTAAGTCTGGAAATCCTAAAACGAAAGAACAATATCAGCTAACAAAGAATTTTGATGTTATCTGGTTATGGTCCGAAGACGATAAAAACTGGTATGAGGAAGTGAAAAACTTTCAGCCAGACACAATAAAGATTGTTTACGATGCAAATAATATTATTGTCGCCATCACTAAAGATGCCTCCACGCTTAACCCTGAAGGTTTTAGCGTCGTTGAGGTTCCTGATATTACAGCCAACCGCCGCGCTGATGATTCAGGAAAGTGGATGTTTAAGGATGGAGCTGTAGTTAAACGGATTTATACGGCAGACGAACAGCAACAACAGGCCGAATCACAAAAGGCCGCATTGCTTTCCGAAGCTGAATCAGTCATCCAGCCGCTGGAACGCGCTGTCAGGCTGAATATGGCAACAGACGAGGAACGCACACGACTGGAAGCATGGGAACGCTACAGTGTTCTGGTCAGCCGTGTGGATACGGCAAATCCTGAATGGCCACAAAAGCCTGAATAAAAATTAAGGCCCGCTATCGGGCCTTGTCTCATTCAGGTTGTTCGGGAAATGTTACTGGCAGGCTGGAGGTGTCTGTAGATTCGACTTTCTGCGCATAGAGCATCCACTCAGTTAATTTTTGTTTATTCTCGTCGGAAATGATGCCCAGCCGTAGCTGTGAGTCCCATAGCTGGGTTTTATCCCTGACAAGTTGCAACAGGCTTTGTTTTTCATTCTCTGCCTGCTGCCTTTGTTCCTCCTCGGTATAAGTTCGCTTTATCACTACGCCATCTTTGAACATCCATTTACCCGAAATATCAGCCCGGCGATTTGCTGTAATATCAGGAACCTCAACGACGCTTGCGCCTTCTGGATTAATTGCTGAAACATCCTTTTCAATACAAATAATAACGTCGTTGTGGTCATAGACCATTTTCAACGTATCAGGCTGAAAGTTCTTTTGTTCCTCATACCAGTTTTTCCCATCCTCTGTATAAAGCCATTTGATGTTAAATTGTTTCGTTAGCTGGTATTGCTCTTTTGTTTTAGGGTTGCCAGCAGTAATGTTTTTTAAGTGCATCATCGTTAAATACTCCCCGCGTTATACCACGTCCCATTAATGCAATACTGAATTGGCCTTGCCTGAGTTGTATCAATTAATTCATCACGGTTTCCGTTAACTGAACCTGTAACGACATAACCTGACCTGTCAGACCAGCCGGGACCATTCCATGTCTGAACAGATGACAGACCGCCCAGGCGAATACCTGTAATAAACCTTGAGTTACATTCTGCCTGCGTATATGCACCAACATCCCCCGCAGAGGGTTTGCGGGTTGTGGTGTAAAACTCTGACCAGTCAGCTTCAAAGCCATAACCATCACGCGCTGAACGATAAAAGATACCGCCGTTCTTATAATTCACGCGGAACTGTACAGCAGGGCAACTCCCCGCATTCATATTGAAGTGGAGGATTAATGTCGATGCGCCACTGATATCTGCATCATAAACGCCGCTATTCCAGTTCCAGCCAACAGCTTTATCATTTGCAACCCTGCTTCCTGTTTGCCCTAAAGCAAATGCAGGCTGCTGGTTTTTCGTGTTGTAGTCTCTTCGCCAGCCAGGAGCATAAGCATCACCATGATTAATATAAGTGAATTGAGCGTTAGTAATTCCGCCACCGCTGGACATGCTCGGCGTAGTAACGCGTATGGTCATTGCGCCGCGAGTGCCAATAACTTCCACCACAGCACCTGCAAGACAAATATTTCCGCAACCTGTATCTGTAATGACCTTATTATTTGCATAAGCCCATGAGCCTTTGCACATCCAGTAAGGATGGTTAAATGCTCCCTGACTCTCCAGCCACGAAATAAATTGCGCGGTTGTCCAGACCTGACTATCGCCACCAATATTCAGCCATGCGCTATATGCGCGGCAGGCACCAATATTTTTGGTGAAGGTATCTTTTCCCGGAATATCTGCGCCGTTCTGGTTTTTCTGTAATGCTCCTGCGGCTAATTCTACAGTTTGCTCAAGATTTAAATCTGCCGCCGTTAGCTCAATATTTTTAGAACCGTCAAACGAGACACCGTTGATAGTACACGCCGTCTGCAATTTGGTCGCTGTAGCCGCATTACCAGAGGTGTCCTGATTCCCTTTGGTATTAACGCCGGGAACGGAATCTTTTGACGTATAGATCTGTGCCCATTCGGACCATGCCGCAGCAGTGCTATCTCTTTTGGATCGAATGAAAGCTGGTGCATGAGCGCCATTTGTGCCACTCCAGCCAATGAGCAACTCGCCTTCACCAGTGGATGCAGCTCCCTTCAGGTGAAGTACATTCCCGTAAGTCGTCGGATAACCATTGTTGTATGCCTCATACATCTGCAATCCAGTAGCAGCACCTTGCGTTGTACCGGTAAGCGCAGTAACGCGTCCTCTAGACGTAATTGTTGGTATCGAAATGTTCGTAGAACCATCGAATCTGACGCCATTAATGTTTATGGCTGTTTTTAATTTCGTCGCGGTGTCGGCGTTCCCTGTCAGCGCCCCGGTGATCCCGCCGTTAAAAGTCTGGCGTGAACTCCATGTGTTAGCCGTGCTCAACAGGGGGATCTTTTCACCGCTGGTACCGAGTTCTCTTAAACCAAGGTTTAGGATTGAAAGGATGACGCCGGAAACTTCTTATAAAGCGTGGAAACAGCCACATCATAGATGATTGCAACCTGCTTACGGGGGATGCCCTTCTCCAGCAATCGCCGCATTTGCTGCCATGTTTCTTCTTGGTATTTAGGTCGTACGCCCACCTATACGACCTTCTGCGCGAGCTGCAT